GTGGCCGCCGAGTCGGGGAGGCGCTGACGTGCGCGTGTTGCAACTCGACTCGATACCAGAGCACTCGGCGCAAGACGTGCTCATCGACGGTGAACTGTTCCATGTGGAACTCCGGTGGAGCACGCGCGGATCTTGGTACGTCGATCTTCGCCGCGAGGATGGCACCGACTTGTTGCTCGGACGGAGGTTGACGCCGCAGGCTGCCGTTTTCAGCCCGCGCCGACCGCGGCCGAGTACCCGTGGTCTAGGCGGCCTGATCGTTGGGGATCGGGCTGGTCGGCGACTCGCTCCAGGCCGTGACGATCTCGGCACCCGACACGCTCTGATCTACGTGGCGCGCAGTGAGACCTCCGCGTTGATTCCCGTCGCGTCGGTTGAGCAGGAAACGGTTACGCCGTGACCGCATTCTGGGGCCGCATGGTGCGCGTGCGGGCCGGATTGGCAGGAGCGCTCGGGTTGGAGTGGAGCAGCACGGACGTCTCTGGCCGCCCGGAGGGCATGCGCCTGGCGGCAAACATCAAGCTCACGGATGCGGCCGAGCCGGACACCGCAACGGTGCAGGTGTGGAATCCCGAGGCCGGGGCGCTGGCGATCCTGCGCTCGAAGAACACGTCGGTAATGATCGAGGCGGGGTATCTGGAGGGAGGACCCTCGCTGCTATTCGTCGGGGACGTGGAGCCCGACGGCGCCGCATCGAGGCGAGACGGACCAGATATCATCGTCGAAGCGAAGCTCGCAGACTCGCGGCTCGCATTCCACGGTGCGCGGCTCTATGAAGAGTTCGCTGGGCCGGTGCGGACCTCGGATTTGCTGCGACGGCTCGCAACGGCGATGGGGCTGCCGACCCCGACGTTGCCACAGGACATGCAAGATCTGACCTATGGGCGCGGGTACGCGGTCTCCGGCCTGGCGCGCCGGGCTCTTGACGCGATTTGCCGCGACGCTGGAGTTCGCTGGCTGGTGCAGCAGGGGCAGATGGTCGTCTCGAAGATCGGAGCGCCAGCGATTGGCGTGGCGTCCGTGCCTGTCTGGGTGACGCCCGATACTGGCTTGGTCGGCTCGCCGACGCGGGAAGAGCGCGGGGTTGGTTTCGTCTCGCTACTAAATCCGATGCTGAGACCTCGCGGCCTGGCGCTTCTAGGGGCAGCAGACCTTGGAGGGATCTATCTGATCAAGGCCGTCGAGCACCGGCTCGATTCGGCCGGCGGGGATTTCTACTCCGAAGTCCACGCCGTCACCATGGAGGCAGCGGCATGAGGCCAGACGATCGACCGGCCCCGACGCTGGAAGGCGTGCTCCGCGACCTGATGGGGTCGGAGCTTGGGGACCTGCACGTCGGGCTGCCGGCGCGGGTGGAATCGTTCGATTCAGGCAAGGGTACATGCGACGCCCGGCCCGTGCTGCGTCATCGCGTCGGCCGCGGCGAAGACGAGACAGCGGAGCGGTTGCCGGTGCTCCGAGATGTTCCGGTGCTCTATCCGCGGGGCGGTGGATTCCTGCTGTCGTGGCCGCTCCAGGCGGGGGACTACGTGTGGCTCACCTTCGCTGATGCCTCGCTCGACGAATGGGCGCGGCAGGGCGGGTCCGATGTGACGCCTAGCGCGACGCGCCAGCACGACTTGGCCGACGCCGTGGCCTACGCTGGCCTTGGAGCGCCCGGTGGCGCCGGGGCCGCCTCCAGCACAGACATGGTATTCGGCGTTGCTCCTGCGGCCAGTGGCTCACCGCCAGGCCGTTGTTTCCGCGTCGGCCCGGCCGGGATGCGCGTAGGCGATGAGACGGACGACTTCCTGGCGGCCATGTACGACGCGCTGACCGTGCTCCAGACCGTGCCCGCGGTGCTGGTGGCCGGCGTCGTGAACCCCGCTTACGCTGCCGCCCTGGCGCTGTTGCAGGCGCAGGTAGCGAACCTCTCGGCCCTGCGGTAGGCTGCGGCGATGGACCTGCGGCTTACAGACGACGGCGACTTGGATATGGCCGGGCACGATCTGCTGCCGGTCCAAGATCTCGCGGAGCTTCGGCAGCGGCTCCGCGTTTTACTCGAAGTGCACGAAGGGGAGTGGTTTCTCGACGGCGACTACGGGATTCCGTGGCGCGACGTTCTCGGTTCGCGCGATCTGACCCTCGTGCGCTCTTTGCTCCGAGAGGAGGTTTCTGGTCTTCGCGGCGTGCGCCGCATCACCGGGCTCGAGGTGGGCCTTGATGTTGCTCGCGTCATGCGCGTGGCAATTACCGTACTCGCCGAGGAAGGCGAGGCGACTGCGACTGCGGAGCTTGCGGCATGACCGCGTTTGGCCTTGGCCCAGACGGCTACCGCGGCAAGACGCTGGCCGAGATTCGCGCTGAACTGAACGACTTGGCGCGGAGCCCCGACTACTTCGGCCCGGACGCCGCGGTTGGCGATGAGGACCATCTGGGCAAGCTGCTTGGGATCTGGGCGGAACGGGAGGCGGCTCTCTGGGAGGCCGCGCAGCAGCTCTACGATGCCTTCGACTTGGACGCCGCAACGGGAGTGCAGCTTGACGCTCTTGCAAGCCTCTTGGGCCTGACGCGCGAGGAAGCGGCGCTCGCGTCGGGACCGTTGATCCTGACCGGCATCGTCGGGGCTGTAGTGCCCGCCGGATCCCTGGCCAGGAGGGGCGCCGTGCCGGAACAGACGGTGACGCTCCAAGCGGACTCCGCTCCATTCGCCGCGGCGGCGGCGTGGACTCCAATAACCTCGTGGAGCATCGGAGACGTGCGGACCTCCGATGGCGCGATCTGGTACGTGATCACCGCCGGACTTGGGCTGCTGGTTGCGCCGAACGGCGACGGCCCGACGTTCGTGGATGGCATCGCGGTCTGGCGCAGGGTCGGGACCGGAACGGCCTACGTGCTACTCAACGCTGTCGCAGAACAGGCCGGCGAATTCGAGGCGGCGGCGTGGGAGATCAACGAGATCCTGACTCCGCGCACCGGCTGGCAAGGCGTGGACAACCCGGAGGATTGGACGCCAGGATCCGAAGAGGAGTCCGACGCCGACTTCCGCGATCGGATCGAGGTTTCGCGGCAGATTTCTGGCGTGGGCACAGACGGTGCGATCCGCGCTCGGCTGCTGGAACTGGAGTTCGTGGACGAGGCGTTGGTGATCTCGAATCGCACAGATGTGGCGCTGCCGAGCGGCCAACCTCCGCACTCGTTCCGCGCAGTGCTCTGGCCCGACACCCTGGGGCCGCTCGATGAAGACGAAGTGGCGCGGCGCATCTTCCGCGCGATGCCTGCCGGGATCCGTCCATGGGGCGCAGAGACGCGCACCGTGGAGGATTCGCAGGGCCTCCCGCAGACTGTGGCCTGGGACTACGCCGAGGAAGTGCCGGCCTACGTGAGGGTGGAGTACCTGGACACGGAGGGCTCGCTCTTCCCCGCCGATTACGTGGCGCGGACCGTGGCCGCCGTGGTCGCTCTCGCGGCCGAGCAGCGAGTCGGCGAGCCGTTCCGCCACCACGCAGTCATTGGCGCCGTGGTCGCGGCCGTGCCGGGCGTCGTTGACTTGACCGTGAAGATCGGCACGACCTCCCCGCCGACCCAGGAAGCCACGCTGTTTATCGACGATGACCAGATCGTGACCGTGCAGGCCGCGGCCGTGACGGTCATCCCCCCACCGTAGGAGCGCTCGCAATGCCACCGCTAGACTTGATCCCGGATGCCACCCGCCGCACACCTGACACGTCCGGCGACCTGATCCTCGCGTTCCGTGATGTCAACCAGAAGCTCGCGCAGGGCATGGTGCGGGTCGGCGCGCAGGCGCAGCCGATCTATCAGCATCCCGACCGCGTAACCGTCGAGGACCTGGTGCAAGAGTTGTTCGTGAGCGGCGTTCTCGAATCCATGAACGTAGATGGTTCGGTGACGCCAGTAGAGTTCGCGACTACGGTGGTGCCGACTGGCAATCGGTGGCTCGTGGGAGTGCGGCTCGTGATGCGGGACGCGGGCAACATCGATCCAGTGACCGGGTTCGGCGCCGGCGCCGAGCTGACGAACGGTTTGAAGCTGGAGCTGCTGAAGTCGGGGGCGCCGCCTACTTCTATTGAGATCGTGACGGCGAAGGCGAATCGAGACCTTGCGTACATCGGCGGAATGTTCGGGTTTCAGCGCTTCCAGGGCGCTACTCATGGTCTGGTGATCGTGGAGTTCGATTTCGGTCGGATAACGATGATGCCAGGTGCGCTCTTGGTTCTTGAGGAGGGCGATAGCTTCCGCTTCACGGTCCAAGACAATTTGACCGGACTCGATCAACTGAAGGCGAGCCTCCATGGCCGCCGAGAGCTACTCACGTGAGCCTCCTACTTCTGCTGCCCGGGGGAGACCCCTATGTTGGCCTCCTGCCGGGGCACGTCGAGGCTCACGCGGCCGACGCCGTGAGCCGGTGGCCCTCTTACCTCCGAAGACCGCGCAACGAGGCGCTGTCCAGGCTGGCGGGCACTCGCGCGCAAGACCTGGAGGGGCTCTTCGCCGGGCTCTGGCTATGGCGGACGTTCGAGCAGGCGCGAGGCGTGCAGCTTGATGCCTGGGGCGCTTACTTGGCTGAGCCCAGGCCAGGGCCGGACGACGCCGACTACCGCCGGCTGCTGCATGCCAGGCTCCTGATCCTGTTCTCGGGCGGGGAGGTGGAACGGATCATCGAGATTGCGCGCTTGGTGGCGGAGGCCGAGGACGTGCGGTACGCTCCCGCTTACCCGGCCGGTTGTCGGGTGGAGTACGCAGTGACCGAGCCTCGCACTGACCTTCTCCGTCTCGGCCTGGCAAGCCGCCTGCTACAGGCCCTTCCAGCGGGTGTGACCCTGCGGGCACTGGTGGAGGTGCCGATCCCCGGTTGGTTCGGGTGGGAGGGTGACGCGGACTCGCTCGGATTCGGCGCCGGGCGACTTTCGGCCAGGGTCGCTGAGGAGCTCGCCGCGTGACCGTGCAGACGCTACCTGCGCAGTACCCGGACTGGGCAACCGCTCCGGCTCCAGGGGACGTGACAGAATCAGACGCCGCGCGCAAGGCGAGCGGCTGGCTCTATCTCGACCGCCCGCCGCATGATGAATTCAACTGGTGGTGGCAGCGAGTCGCGCAATGGGTGCGGTACACCGAGGAGCGACTTCCCTGGGGCTGGTGGCCGTCGGCGGTGCTCTCGCACGGAGGCGTCAATGTCTCCGGCGCCGGGACAGGCGTGGACGTGGGCGCCGGGGAGATCGTTGTCGCTGGTCGCGTGTTGCACCGGAACGCGACTCCGACAGGAGCGATCACGCCCGATGGCGTCTGGTACGGCTACTACGACGTGGATGGGACGCTGCTTCGATCGCTGACCTCAGCCGACGCCTTTGCCCCTGGCCGCGTGCCCGTCTACGAGGCTACGGTGGCAGCGGGGCTCGTGACGCGCCTGATCTCGCTTCTGCGCGTGTTCCAGGATCACGAGCGCTTCCGACCGCTCACCGTCGGGCCGTCCGGGCTCGCACAATTCAGGACGCTGCGGGAAGCGTGCCTGTATGCCCGCTCGCACCTCGGAACGAAGCGCCATGAAATCCTGCTGGTCGGAGACATCGCTGAGCCCGACGTGCTCGACTCTTCGGTGCTTGGGAGCGGGACCACAATCCGGGCTGCGGTCTGGGATCCAGCAACGACCAGGGCGCCGCGGGTAACGTGGGCGCATGATGGTCCGCTCTTCGACCTGGCAGGCGTAGACGGCCTGACGCTGGATAACTTGGAGGCGTTGAAGACGGTCGGCGCCGGGCCGAGCGACGATGATGTGATGATCCTCATCGACGGGAGCGTAACTGGACTACGGCTGATCCGTTGCATCGTGCCTTCCGGCGGCGCCCAAGCG